TTCTTCCATATAACATCCTGTTGATATAATTTTTCTTTTGATTTTAAGAGTGGAAAATATTTTAAGTATTTATCTTCGCTCAAAAGTTCACAAAATTTATAGAGAACGTACGAGTAACTTAAGAAATTTTTACGTTCCGACGGACAATTATCATCGAACGGTTTTTGTATATCTTTGAACATGATTCGTAATTTTTCCTCAAGTTCTTGTGGCATTTTCGGTGGTGATAACCCACTCAAAATGTTTGTTATGTAAGGTACGTGTTCGTAATACTTATTGAGTTTTAGTTTTTTTAATAGACCCCGAACTCGTGCATGTGTAATTTCTTCGACGACTTTTATTTTTATTTTTTTCAATTCGTTACGTAATTGATCTATAACTTCCGTGGGTATTGTAGTAGTTTCTTGTGCCTGAAACTGTGATAACCATTCGTTAAAATGGTTTTCTCTTTTGTATGAATAATTAACGATTTTTTCCGACGTTTCTTGTTCTTCTCTATATGTCAATTCTTCGCTTATAAGTGATGCTATTATTAACCCACACGATTCACACACGAGATCACTTGTATCTCTCAAATGGTACACTGTACTCCCGGGACAATTGGGACACTCTTCCTTCTTTTTAATAACCGGTCTATCGACGTTGACTTTTTCAACGTCTGCGAGATAATCATTGAATATATCTTTTCTCTGTAAACCAACCGTTTCTTTACAATTGAATACATTATCAGTAGAACTTTCTATTTTTGAATCGCATGTATATTGATTCATATATGGCATACATTGTATAATGTATTGTGACATTTCGTCTTCGTATATATTTTTTTTACTTGGATCATTTTTTATTAGTTCTTTCCAGTTTTCAATTTTGTTGTTATACCTACTTAAAAAATTACCTTCCATATAATAACTATATACAATGGTATTCAATCTTTTAACTAATGTTATTCTTTGGGTATACGACAATTTAAAATCTGTAAGGGCTAAACCCGATTATACGATTATAGAAACGTCCATGGAATATTACACAAACGAAATCATACCAGACGAAGATACATTAGATGATTTTTGGTACGAAGAGTACGACGAATGGGATGGTTCTACGATGTCACATTATAAATCACTTAATGATATAGATTACAAAAATACAAAAATACCTGAAAATATTGAAAAAACGGTTATTCGGATAAAATATTGGTACAGGGATAAAATGTACAAATACTTAACGTACGATATGAACCATGAATGGCCACCTACGAGAACAAGTGGTATTGTATTTAACATGCCAATTTCGAGTGCACATTTGCTTGATTCACGTGATAAACCCGTGAAAGACCTGTTAAATAAGATTAGAAGATACGCTGGACCAAGGTTCGATTTTCATAATCAGAAAGTTATGATTAAGGACATGTTATATTATGATGACGAAACGTTAAAAGAAGATTATCCTACGATACGTTTAAAAAATATTATCGGGTTTGTAAAAAATGTAGATACCGCTTCGTCGCACATTACTGATTTTCGGATACCTTAGTTGCCAAATAAAATTTTAAGTCGCCTAAATTTGCGACATTATACTTTAAAATTAAAAACCTGTTTTGGTCTTCTTGCATAATTTGAACTGTAGAGCACATTCCAGTTGCTTTTGTAAAAATGTTCATGTATCGAAGTGAATATACACCCGATATTTCGGGACTTTCTTCTATACATTGAATTATAGTTTCTTGATTTGCAAAATCACCGTTACATTGCAATTTCATAACATTTCCAGTCCTTGTTATTTCAATATCGTTACCTATATTGAACATGTCTCTGCATATTCGTTGAAAATCTGAGGATGGCATGGGTGTTATAGTTGTCATATTCATGGAAGGTACTTCGATCTGGTTTTCATTTATATCGAGAAGTTTTAAGTCGAACTTCGTACATGTTTTCTTTACTTCACTGTGTATTTCTATATGCATATATTCTCTACAATCGATTGATAGTATAAGAACATCCGTGTTTGATATAGATTTGAGAAGTTTGAACGTATTCGATACATTTATACCGGCTATGATTTCCTGTTCGCATTCATATTCTTCAAAATTATCGGCCGATAAGAACATATCTACGAGAGATGTTCGCGCTGTATCGAGTGTGACTATATACATTCCATCTGGCTTGAAATATATATTAACATCATTTAGTATATCTTTGAGTACTTCAAAGGTTGATTTAATAGCAGAAGCTTGTATAGTAGCTAACTTCATTTAGGTTTAAAGTGTATTCATTTCTTTATATTAATTTTTAGTCTCCTGTGTATGTGAAGTATATGCTTCGCTAACACTTTTGTTTATTTTCTCTTCGAGTTCGGCTGTCATAGCGGGCTGTAAAGAAACTCCGTAACTATCGATACCAAACATTTCGTTCGTATTCTCACCCCCGTCTAAGGTTGTCATATTACAATCACCAAACCCACACATTTCGAGTTCTTTTACCGGTAATAACGATTCTAACCAGTTTTTAATTTCGTTACCTACTAACAGTTTACCGTTTTTAGTTAACATTGTTGGTACCCTGCTTATTTTATTTTTGTATTGAGGGGGGATACCACGTTCATTAATGTTGTGGTAAGATACAATATTTTTCAATTGGTCATTTTTCTGTATATAATCAATTATATCTAAACTATGGTTACAATGTGGACTGTATATTAAAAGTGACATTCTAAAATTATATAGTAAAAAAATAACGTGATAAAATCACAACATTACTAAAAAATAAAAATAACATTTAATACTAAATGAATAAGATCATTGCTGTTGTAGTCTTTCTCCTGATAGTATTATGCGTATCCAGGAGACAAGAGAAATACGGTGGTAAAAATGAATTGTTTGAATCCGATGAACCCACACGGTTAGCTGAATATGAACAGAGTGAGAATGCTATAGTAATAACTCACGATCTCATGAATGAAATAATTTTACAAGCAAACAAAGCTATTTCCAAAAGAACGGGTTTGTGTACTTACATTATCGAAACAACGAGTATGAAATTATACAAGCATAAAAAAACCGGTGGTAAAATTTTTAGATGTATGTTTATGGTAGTAAAATATGGTAACAAGGGGTTTGATTTTGGTTTTTCTATAGCCGTTGATATTCGAGTCATAAACGAAGGTCCTCGTGTAGAAACTCCTGGTGCTGGACAAAAAACACAAGAGATTTTGGAAACTACAGAAAAAAACATTAAACTGATGCTCGATAAGGGTATAGAAAACTTAAGTGAAATTGAATTCATTAGGCTTAAGAGGGACCAAAAAAATTTAGAAAAATTTCGGTCTGCTAATAAGATTAAAATTGATGAGAAACCAGAGGTTGCTATATTATCTATACGTTCCCAACCAATTGATATACTTTTACCAGAGAATGATAAACCGTTTATTAACCCAACAAAACCTCAGGAATTTGAAGATTATTTACGTGTAAAGGGTAACGAAATAGAATACATTAAGAATACGGATTTGATAGAAAAACAAGTGACCAGTGCTGAGGAAATGTATGGTACCTCTAAAAAGGTTGAAGTCCCTGTAATACCACAAAAAAGGGCTGGCCCTGGTTTGATTGAAAAACTGAGTGATACTATCAAAAAAAATAAATTAGCATTATTGTAATGATCAGTATAGATGATATATCAAAAATAGCTGAAAAAAGAAACAAACTAAAAAAAGAAACGTATATGAAAATATACGAACAGATAACTAAGAAAATAAGGCAATCTGTTGATATGGGTAACAAATATCTATTTGCACAAATACCCTCGTTTGTTATGGGGCATCCTCATTTTGATAGAGTAAAAGCTATGCAATATATTATTAGACAGTTTCAAATAGGTGGTTTTATGGTCCAGATTGTCGGTGAGTATGAAATATGTATATCTTGGAGACCCACAAAAAAGAATAAATCGCAAGAAGATCAAAATAATAAAGAAGATGACTCATACGAAGATTTCCCAACACTCGTAAACTTAAAAAAAGCTGCAAATAAATACAGGACAGCGCGATAATTGGTTCATAAAAAAATTCCCCTTTATCATAAATGGATAACCTTAACATACTCGTCGAAGCTAAAAGAGAATATCTCGGTCAGCTTTGTATTCTCATGTGTCCGGTTATGATAGAGACGTTCGAAGAAATGTATGACGAAGCATACAAATTATCTAAGGGTAGAAAAGTTCTTGTGATGTACCAAAAACTTCTCAAAGAAGTACCTAACTGGAGTGATGCCATGTCTAAACAACATTCCGATAATATCGCGAATAGATGTGCGTGGTTTAATGATTTACTTGCGGCAGTTTTCGTAAGTTGTGTAAAAATATTATCAGCCGTTCGATTAAGCAAAGATAACAAAAAAATATCATTGAAACTTCCTACTAATGAAGTGTTTATTCAAATGTGTCATAACAAGGCAGCAGAATCCCTGTATAATGACCCTTACATATACCACGAAGAACAAAACGAACATTCGAGAAATGATAAACTTTTTGAACGTTTTTCACTGTGTATCGAAAATGCCGTAAAAGAACTCATCCCTGTTCAGCAAATTTTACAAACTTATATGTCCCAAACACAAGAAGGACAAGATTTGGATTTGGGTGATGCTGAAGTCGGTGATTCGGAAGACCCAGAACTTCTCGAAGGTGACCAGGAAGAGGTTGCTAGTGAACCATTTGAAGGCGGTGGTGAAATGCAAAGTGAAATGCCTATGGAAAGTGATCAACAACAGGAAATGGGTATGGAAACGGATGAAATGGGTATGAGTCAAGAACAACAACCCATGGAAATGTCTGAAGGTGAAGAACCAATGGAAACAAATATGAATCAACAACAATCGTCTTCTTTTTACGATAATGAATTCAAAACTATAAACACAAACGAGAGGCGACCCCAGGTACAAAACCCCGATGAAGGTGTTTTATTTCCAGATGCACCCGATGCTCATAGAAAAAAACCTCAATTATATTAAATGGAGTTCGAAGACTATTTAAGAGATCCAGCATGGGCCGGAATAATTGCCGGCTTTATTACAGCAGGATACATACATTTTAAAGCAAAATTAAATAACGAAGGTAAGCTCGCCATGAGTGCATACACAAAACCAGCTGCACTTGTTGCTATATTAGTTTTTTTTATAGTGTCTAACGGTTTGGGTAAGAAAGAGAGTATATCATCTGAACCATTTTAAATATAACTTAAAGATAGTATTAGTATACTTATTACAAAAATGACATCAGTAACAGCTTTCAATGAAATGATGAGTCAATTCATTGACGAATTGCAGCAAACTTTCCCAGAAGAGAAAGGGTTAAAAAAATGTAGATCCGCTTTTGATCTCATGAAGGAGGCTAACCCAAAATTAGTCGTTGATGGTTTCATGTCGAATGTGATGCCGTATGCGGATAAAATTTCGTCAAAAGATGAATCATTTTTTATTGAAGAGTCTAAAAATCTCGATTTCATGAAAGGTGTGAATTTAGAAAACCATTGGGGTGGATGTTCGCAAAAAACAAAAGATGCTATCTGGCAATACGTACAAACTTTGTATATGCTTGGTACAACTATCAAAACTATACCAGCCGACACACTTAACATGATTGAAAAAGTTGCCAAGCAATGTGCCGATAGTATGGGAGACGATGCAGGTAATATGAATGAAGATCAACTTATGAAAACCATGCAGGGTATGCTCGGTGGAATGTTAGGCAACGGTAAAAAATAAACTCCTATTATATAAATGACATCGTGGTTCGACGATCCTAAACAGCTTATTCGTACAGATAAAGTTTTAAATTTTTGGCCATCCAGTACACAATCATCAGAAGAACGTGTAAATTCGGCAGCACGTTTTATAATTTATGCGACATGTATAATATATCTAATCAAAAGAGACGTGCGTATATTTGTTATAGGAGGTACAGCACTAGGCGTACTTTACATAATGGAAAAATCTAATATGGTTAAGGATTCTCTTCGTAGACCCAAACAACCAGAATACAAATACGGTCAGTGTCAATTACCAACAAAAGATAACCCCATGGGAAATGTTCTCATGTCTGAATTTGGTGACAGACCAGATAGACCATCGGCTTGTTATTATCCAACGGTAAAAACAAGTGTTAATAATTTAGTCACAGACGGTGTTAAATATGGACCAGCTCGTTCGAGAACATCTGCACCGGAACATCACAGAAATGCCATGTCTAGACAATTCGTAACTGTCCCAGACGTTGCGTTAACAGCAGATTCTCATTATGAGTTTATTCATGGTAAGAGAGAACAAACGTGTAGACAAAACCCGCTCATGTGTAACCCAGATGCACGAGGTGCACAGCTCGAAGCGTTTCGTGGTTTAGACCCAGACGGAGATTCGAGAGTACACGGAAGTAGAGCACCAGCTAGTTTTTCCCCTTAAATATGTTTTTTAGATATTAGTAGATACTCGATTTGCTTAAACAAAATCTTTTGTAATAGTAAATGGCGTACCAACTCCAACCAGGATTGAAAATAGTCCAAGATAAAGCTATCCCAACTGCGTGTGCAACTGAAGAGGTTTTTGTATATCCTCAGCCCAGTACATTGAATTATGGTTCTGCGAGACCAAATACCATGTTATATGGAACTGCTCCATATATGGCAGGTAAAGGGTCTCCAGCTCAACATATAGAAGTGAGCGATGCGCTTCGTCCACAATCAACTACACGATTTAACAAGGTTTTAGCGAAGACTTATGAAAAGAATTTCCACCCACTTCAACATGTCGAGTGTAAAGTTCCACTCAGAACTCAAAGCTATGAACCTGCGAGTACACGAGCCGATGTACAAAATGGTATGTTTGGTAAAAGGTACATGAATAAAAATGTTAATAAGAAATAAGAATGGCTGACCCATTATCGATTTTTGCTATAGCAGGATTAGTTTATGCCGGTCGTAAACTCAGTAAAAACTCAGAAGAACAATATACTCTTCAAGGTGCTCAAATAGCAGACCAAGTTGATGTTAGACCAGAATCTGATAGAAATTTAATGATAGAAGATGAATTTTTAGGACAAACTTCACCTTTAGTTGAATCTGAATATAGCTCTAAAACGGAAGTTTCATCGTTCGGTGATGTATCTCAACAAGGTAGATCATCGGGTGGTGAAGTTTTGGAAATGAGAAATAGAATGTTCGACGGGGGGATTATGAACAATCTTTCACCAGTTGAAAGAACAAATGTAGGACCCGCTCTCGGTGTTGGACCAAATGTACCCGCTATGGGTGGACATCACCAACTTTTCCGTATTAACCCAGAAAATGTTGGTGCGTATAAGTTAACAACTTTACCAGGAAGAAGTGGTCCCGCCTTTGACGGTAAAGGTGGTCGACGAGGTATTGCAGGAGAATTGGGTCATAATAGACCAGAGAAAACTGCGTATCTTCCAGATCGTCTTCCAAATGCAGGTGGGAGAGCACAAGGCTTTTCGGGTAGAACAGGGAGAGCCGAACACGAAAGAACAAAAAGAACAACAAATAGATCGGAAACTGGTTCTCGAACAGATACGCTTTCTACAGCCGCTGCAAAAAGAACAGTTTCGGCACTTACACGAGCTGCTGAACCAACAAGGAACAAAAAAGATGGTAACATGGAAGCTTACCAATACCAAAACAATCCAGCACCAGGTATTCATAAATTTAGTCACGGTTACTTGAATTCGCCAGGTTCTAAAATCGGTGAAAAGCGTGTATACGGGGATGTATATACAGCTGGTGAACTTAATAAGTATGGATTTAGACCAGACGATAAAAGAGGTAAGGCGGGTCGTGCAGCTGGTCCAGGTCGTATGAATGTTCGCGCTGATCCACTTAACCAAGGTGGTATGGTTACGAGTGTTCGTTCGGATACAACACGTATAGATGGTCGCATAAACTCAGCAGACGGTGGTTGGACTCAACATTACAAAAATAACGATTATCATCAATTCAACGCTTATAAGGGTCACGCCAATCCTAATACTACCCAGGACGGTTTGGCGGTTGCTAAAAGACAACTTCAAAATAACCCTCTCTCGCATAGTCTTTGTTAATTAATTTTGAAATCATCAAGTTAAAACTCTCATTAAAATAATACTCCGTTATTTTAATGAAGGTACATACCTTAGATATAGATAGTGGAGAACG